AATAACATCTTCAGGTATAGAATCATTTGTTTTAGAAAGAACACCTACATAAATTGCAAGAGATTCACTAGATAATGATCCACTATCCCAAGTAACATTTACTGTTGTGTTTGTAGAAAATGATGAACTAGCTATTGTTCCAACAATTGTTCCAGTAGATGAACCTACTGCTTTTATTCTTCTTCCTGCATGATAGAAAGCTGTTACGTTTGAACCAGCAATTGTAAATGAAGTTCCACTAGCATATGCTCCTGTGTAAGCTCCATCACCATCTCCATATTCTACCCATTGACTATCATTAAACCACTCTCTAGTATTTTTCATTAATGCTCTAATAGCATTATTAATATTAGAAGGTAACATACCTTCTGCTACAGAGATACTATTTAATGATGTATTATTAGCTTGTGTTGTTGAGTAATCTTTTATTCCTGCCATTTTATTCTCCTATAAACCAAGCAAATGCTTTTTGGTTTTCTTTATTTTTTTCATTTATCAAAGTATTAATTGCTTCTTCAATTTGTCTTTGAAAAAATTCTTGTGTTTCAAATGAATATCTAACATTATCTATATCATTTTTATCTGTCATCTTAATCCACCTTTAGATGCAATAAGATCTATACCTTGTGCATGATTCCAAGGTGTACCACTAGGTGTTTTAACATTTACTTTTAAATATCTACCAGATTGTCTTACTGGATTTACACCTGTGCTATTCATAGTAACAGTAGAAGATTCAGTTGCAGTATCTGTTAATCTATCTCTAGTTTTAACTTTAACTGTAGCTTCTGCATCTACTATAGGTCTAATACTTTGAACATTACTTCTAAATCCTGGATACAATTCTACTTCAGATGTTTCTATTTCACCTTCATTTGCTGTACCAGAAAAAATAGATGCTTTATAATCTGAATCAACAGCACCTAAATATCTTTGACCACCATTCCAAAAATCTGTATCTAATGCAATATTAATATTTTCTAAGTTTTGTGAAATAATATCCATTAGTTCTACTGTATATGCTCCTACAAATTGACTAAAAATTGTACTAGCATTAGCTTCTGCAAGAGACCATTTTTTTGTAGCATAATTATATATTATAATTCTGTCGCATATTCCTGTAGTATTGGAAGTATTATTTACACTAGGGTACAACCACATAGCTAATTGATTAAATGGATCTACTGCTGCACATATTCTATCTGAAAATGCTTTGTTTAAATTTAGATCAAAAAATCTATTAACTTTTTCTGCACCAATAGCTTGTATAGTATCTCCATTGACTTCAAAAAATCCATCATCTGCATAGAAAAATACACGTCTATTATCTTGAGCTACAGTTCTGCCATATACTGCACCTCTATTAGGTGAGATCACTGAAAGTCGGAATACTGTAGCTCCTCCGACATAGTCCATACGAATTATCTGGTTTTGTCTAAAGACATAAGAAATTTCTCCAGATGTTATGTGAACTATTTCTCCTCCAGAACCTGGAAGATCTTGTGAATCTGATTGTTTTGTTCCTGCTGTCCAAGTAGTAATATCATTAATACCTGACCATTGTATTCTGTTTTGATTAGTAGGTTGATTACCTGTAACTAAAAAATCTCTAATAACTCCTGATACTCTAAATGTTGGAGCTCCTGTTCCAATAGATGATAAAGTTGCAAAGTTAGTTGATGTACCCATCAAATAATACATTGGTGGATTTTTACCATTACTAGCAATTACATAATTACCAAATTGTGTAAATGTAAAAAAATCAGTATCTGTACCATCAATAGTACAAGATCCTTTTCTTGATGTAAATGTACCACCATCTAATTGATAGATGTCTGTATTTTTAGCAACAAAATTATATACATTACCTGCATTATCTCTAAAAGATCCTGCACCTCTAGAATCTGCACTAATATTATTAGATGAGTAATCTACTAAAGATGGAAATCTTTTATAAGAATTAAGAGCATAATATACATTAGTAGCTACATTAGCTCCTTGTTTATTATGATCAGGTTGATCAGGTAGCCATTCTCCAAAAGGTATCTGCATTATCTTTGCCTATAAAATGATAAGTCTGTTTGTACGTCTGTTCTTTGTGTAACTGGTGCACTACCATATGTATCTTGTCTGTCATTGTTTTCACATCTTTCAAGAGCTGCAACATACATTGATAACCATTGTTGTACTTGATTAGGTTCTATTCCACCAAGAAAGTTGGCAGCATGATATAAAGAACCATATAAATAAATAGCTGGATGTTTATTTAAAATATAATTTGTTGTATTACTATCACTAAGTGCTCCGATAGCTTTATAATAAGATAACTTGCCAGTATAACTAATATCAGGTGCAGGACCGAATCTAAATTTTTCAACTTCATTATCACTTTCTATTGTATAAGCTCTAGGTCTACCAGTTCTAGAACCTCCTTTGATTTCAAACATATTAGCTGGTGTTATATATTCTAAAGGATATTTTACAGTTAAATCTATATAAAATGATCTAACAGCTAAAAATCCTGTAGGTACTGTTACTTGTTCAGCATCAATTGTAATATTATCTTGCTGTTCCATTTGTCTTATTCTAAGTTTAGCATTGAAGTCTGCTTCACATAGTTTTATAAAATCATCACTAATCTCTGAAGTTAAATCACTACGATTTAACCAATTAGCAATAGATGTTTTTAATTCTGAATATGTTGATATAGCCATTTTAACCCTTCATATATTTTGGTAATTTAGAATGATTTATAGAAGAATAAGTTAAAGTATCTCCAAAAAATTTTTCTTGTTTTTTATTAAATTTATGTCCTTTAATTGGCAATCCTTTAAAATCATATCTTTTATAATTATACAATTCATTTTTGTTCATATCTTTAACTAATTTATTAGTTTTAGGATCGTATTTATTTTTAAAACTTGTTCTTTTATTACCAACTTTATATACTTTTTTTTTAAGTTGTTTATTTGCGAACTGTGTTAATTTTTTTGCTATAAATCCATACATTATAAATTTCCTGACGCTGTTCTAAAATATCTAAACTCATTACTGTTTAGTTTAGTTCTCATTATTTTTCTTTGAATTTCTTTTGGTAAAGCAAACCAATTGTTGCTTCCATTATATTCTTTAGCCCAGATCTGTAGAACAAGAGGTGGAACACTAGCTACACGCTTCATTTCTTTTGATTTAGAAAGCCATCCTTGATCATGATTGTATAAATTTTTATTTCTTTTCAACAAAGGATTTACATCTTGTTGATTATTAATAGTTAGTTTACCATCTGATTCTTGGATATATTTAGTCTTTATTCCATTATCGTAGTCTACAGCTCTGACTTTTCCCATACTATTCTGATAGTTCTGTTACGTATAAATTTACTGATCCTATTACAGCTACTTTTTCGCCTGGCGAAATTTTAAAACATTCAGAAGATTTAGCTTCTAAAAATATTTTAGCATTAGTTGCTGTAGGATTTACTCCAAATTCTATATGACAATCAGCATCTGGTATAACTCTAACATATTCAATGTTTTCATTAAAAGCAGATGATTGTGCAGACGAACCAGAAGATGTAACCTTTTGAGTAGTTAAAGGTCTCATTGAGTAATTACTTGAATACATATTTTGTTCTCCTTTTGTTTAGGATATGTTCCTAGAACGTTCCAGGAACATTACCTATTTTAATTATCTTCTAATTACAAATGTTACACCAAGTTTTTTAGCTCCAGTTGATCCACCATCTGTAATCATTTCGATAGATCCACCTTCTTCTACTTGGTTAGCTGCTGTTGGTTCTGATGAATCAATATCACCTGCTGCTGAACCTGAGTTAGCAACTGTGATTCCACCACCAGTAATTGCAGTTCCACCAATTTCAAAACTAACTGCTGCATCTCCACCAGAGATAGCTCCTTGTAATGCAGTTATAATTTTAATTACTTTTCCACCATCTGGTACTGCTACGTAAGTAGATGATGCTGTTGATACGTCAGCGATTTCGCCATATATAAAATAGTCGTTTAATGTTCTCATTATGTTCCTTAATTGTTCCGATCCTAACCCTCTCTCAGATCTTCAATTGTTTAGAATCTGCTGGGGGAGCAGATTAAAAGGTTACTCCCCCAAACAGTTATATTTATTATGAAGTAGTTAAGTCTGCAACCATTCCAGATGCAGCTTCATTTCTTGACTCAAGAGTAGCTTCTACTAAAAGCTGTCTTTTCTCTGTGTCACCTGTTTTAGCAAGTTCATGCATAGAGAAATCTCTTAAGAACGCAATACCCCAGTAGTTCATGTCTAGTACATAAGCGTCTCTATCTCTAGAGAATCTGTTAGGTACTACTTGTAACTGACCGAAGTCTGAAGCGTAAACGTCTACAGAAGTGTATAATGTAGCGTCTGCACCTGCATCAAATCTAGTAGAATTACCAGTAAATCCTGATAATTTTTGTTTGTTGAATGGGCCCACCATAATCATTGAAGGGTCACCACCAGCATTCCATACTGATTTAATTACAGATTTTAAAGATGCTTCTGTGAAAGCTCTTTGAGTTCCATCAGTTCTTGCAGTATTACCTGCTCCACCTGATGCAGGAGAACCTGCAGATGATAAATCATCATTAGTTGCTACCCATGCTCCAAGAGAACCAAATTTTCTTGCAGTAGATGCGTTTCCAGTAACTTCTGCTTGGTTTCCAGTTAAAGTAGCTTCCATGTCTCTTTTTAACTCTTTAGCTCTTTTAGCAATTTGATAAGCGATTTCAGATGCTCTACCTGCTTTGTCAACTGCTTCTTGAGTACCAGTAATTACCACAGTCTTGTCCATGATTTGGCAAGAGTTAGATAATCTAGTAGTTGCAGTTGATGCATCTAGAGTTGCTTCATCACCTTCGATTACAGCATTTGATGTTGATGCTGATGCTAGTGAGTCAGTTTGCCATTCATGTAATACAGCAGTAGATTGAGTTTTAGCTGCTGAACTTAGGAATGGAGTGTCTGTAGGAGAGATGCTATAGATAACATCAGAAAGATCTTCTCTTTCTCCTACTGAATCATACGTGTCAAACGTATTAGTTGGTTGTGCCATTGTTTATTTCCTTTGTTGAGATTTAAGATTAATAATGTCAAGGATTGCAGATTGGGCATCACTAATGTTTCCAGTCTTACGTACCTTGCCAATTTTATTTCTTATTAACTCTCTACCAGAACTTGTTGTTGACTTAGCTGTACCTGCTTTGACCACTTTAGGAGCATTAGCTACTTTCTTTTGTACGATAGGTTTTCTATCTTTTAAAGATTGATAGCTCATAGCATCCTTTGCAACCATAAGAAATCTATGATCTGCAAGTGTTCCAATTTCTTGATCATTAAAACCATATTCACGTAATGAATTACGTAAGCTAACTTTAAATGTATCAGCTTTTTTTGGATCACCAAACTCAGGTATTTTTTGTGCTGCTAACTCTTTCTGTGTTTCAAGGAACTCATTGTATTGTTTGTGTTGAGCTTCTTTTGCTTTACTTGATATATCTTTTAACTGCTCTTGTTGTTGTCTTAACTGGTAGTCCAGTCTCGCTGCAGCTGTAGGGTCTTCTTCGTAAAGTTTTTGAAGATCTTGACTTCCTTGTTGTTGTCTGACAGTAGCGTCAGCAGTTGCTATTAAGTTGTTCAACTCTGATAAACGAGTATCATAAGTTTGACGCAAACTACTCTTTTGATCTTCAAGAGATCTTTTCTCTTGACTTAAAGAGTGAGTCTTTTGTCTATAATCTGAGTCTCTAGAATAACCTGCCTTCAGCTCATCGAGGGTGACTTCTAACTCTTGACCTTGTATTTTTACTCGGTGGAGTTCTGGTTCCTCTAATTCTGTTTGTGTTTGTTCTGTACTCTCAGTATTTTCAGTAGTCTCTGCTTCAGTACCTTCAGACTCTGGTTGACTTTCAGCTGCTTGTGTCTCAAGCGACTCTGATGGTTCAGTCTTTTTAATTTCAGTTTCTTGTTGATCCTCTTTTGGATTCAATATTCCTGAAATCTTTTCAGCTGCACCATGTAGGTTTTCGGCATCTGCCATAACGTTCCTTTCTTGTTGGTTGACGTATTTGACGTTTCGTTAGATTAACGTCTTGTATTTAATTGATCTAACTCTTGTTGAGTTAGTTTTCCACTTGCCATGATACTTTGTAAATGTCCTCTGATTTTGTCTACCATATTGTAGGCTACCCAAAGGTGTTTACGCTTATCATCGTCAGCGAAATTTGTATTAAAAATCTCTTGTTTATAAATTTCTAGGAGATCTTCAAATGCTGTTTTTAGAAGGGGATCGTTCAGGAGCTGTTCTGCTCTCTTGCCCTTCTGTATCTGTTTTGTTTTGTCCATTAAAGAATTGTTTTTGTCCTCTTACTATTTCTTTCATTAAATCACCTGATTTTTGAAGATCAGTTTGTTCTAACATAGATCTTCGTTTTAATTCAAGTTCATCAATTTTAGAACCATATTGTAACTCAAGTTCTTTTATTTTCAACTCAAAATCTAATAGAGCTTCACGCATAGTAGATTCTATTCGTTTAACTTCTGTATTAGCTTTAAGCTGTGCTCTTTGGTTTTCACCTTGAACCTGAGCTAAAGTAACTTTCTCAAATTCAGTTGGTGGTTTAGGAGGAAGTGGTGGCATTTGAGATGCACCCACATCTGGATCCATAAAGAAAGGTTCTACACTATTCATACCTGCATTTTCAACTAATTTCTTTAAAGAATTGTATATATTTCTTAAATTAACCATTGGGCCATAAACATTTTGTTGTAGATTTATTGCCTGCATTTGACGTTCTAAAATAGCATTTACCATTATTAATTGTTGTTCTTTAG